CAATCATTAGTTACTACCATTGTTAATTCTTTGAGCATCTATATAAAATTCATTATAAATACCCAAGCTATCAGCTTTCCAAATTACTTTACGCATTAAGCTATCTAACTCAAACATTTCTTGCGATAGTTCTTCTCGTGTCTTACCTATGTAATAGTCTTGACAACTAAAGATGCTTACCATAAATGCTATTGCAAAACCAAGCACTACCATAGCGTTTAGTATTTTACTTGCGTCAGCCCATTGGTTTAATTTTTTACGCATTTATTCTGGCAATCCAGAAACAGAACTGTTTGGCTTGTTATATTCACTCATTAACTTTGCTTCATCTTCTATTTCCGTTACTTTCTCTGAGCCAAGTTTTGTTTTTACAAAATTAACTATATCTGCATTTGTTAAATCAGCCCAATCTGTAAAGTTTTCTAAATTGCTTGTGTCTAATATGACATCACCTCTAACAGCATAATCATATATTTCACCATTATCAGCATTTCTGTTTTCACAAGTACAGATGTAATTTATTTTTTTAACTACATTGTCTTTGCCATTAAGTGTGGGATATTTAAACGCATTTCTAATTGTCCATACAATATTCATAATTTATTTCCTATGTTAAACTTGATACACCAGTTACACCACTAACTACCCTAAAATAAGCAGCTATATTAGTTGTGCTACTACCTTGTCCATTTATTTGAAAAGTAGCAGTATCTGCGCTTGGAGTAGCAACAGTTATGCTTTGGTCATCACCACCTAAATTAACAGGTGTTTGTACAGCTGGTAAATCACTTGCAAAACTATTATGGTTTTCTATTTCCCAAATGTATTGTGAAATAAGTCTTGGGTTAGCATTTCCAATATGAGCTATTATAATTTCACAAACTGTCAAATGGTATAGACTTCCTGCGTTATTTAATGCTACTGTGAATAATAGATTTGCAGAACTTCCTGTGGCTTGTTTGTATAATTCCATACCAACATTAGTACCGCCACTATGATGTAATATTGAACTATCTCTTTTGAAGCTCAAAACGTGCTTTCCGCCACTATTAATTTTTACACCATCGCTGTTGCTAAACCTTATCATTTCATTTCCACCACTAGCTCTAACACCTCTTGCGGAATCAACTAATATATCACCACCTGTTACTGTCAGCTTTTCTGTGGGGTTGTTTGTGCCAATACCTACGTTGCCACCAGATGTAATACGCATTCTTTCTGTTGGCTCAAAATCAGCATCAGCAGTTCCAGAAGCATCAGTAAAAAATGCTATAAAACCTGCTCTTTGCTGTATCATTGATGCTTCATCTGTATATAGTCTACGATAAACACTATTTCCAGCTCCTGTTCCGTCATAATATATATTGCTAGTCCAAAATGCATTCCTATCTCCACTATCAGCAGTTTCACAAGCAATTTGTGTAGCGTGTCCAACACTTAAAACATCAAAACCACTTGCCCAATGACCTGAAGCTGAAGCACCTACACCAAATCTTGCGTTATTTGCTGTTACAGTTGTGTTGCCTTCAAATTGTGTAGCACCTTTCATAACAACAGTTATATCAGATTCAATACGCATTGCCTCACTACCATTAACAACTGTTGCTAAATAATTACCACCATGGTTATAAGCAAATCTTCCAATATTGGCATCTTGAGGGTCACCAAAAGCTATTTCACCTTGTTGGTCATTTGGAGTTAATATAGATATACCAGTATTTCCAGAACCTTCAACAACTAATTCTGTTATATCGGGTGAACCTTGTCCACTAGCTCCTGATAAAACATGAAGTTTTCCAGTTGGACTTGCAGTTCCTATACCAGTCTTTCCATCAGATTTAATAGAAAACCTAGCAGTTGTTGAGTTTTCAGCATAAAATAAATATTCATCACCATCACTATCATCACATCTAAGCCTTAAACCACTTCCATCTGCATTATCATTTATAATGTAAGCTGCATAATCATTAGCTGTGTCATCAGCAACGTGTAATTTATAACTTGGACTTGCAGTTCCTATACCCACTCTATTATTATCACCCTCTACTACAAAAGTAGTTCCGTCTACTATAAAGTCGTCAGCAGCTCCACTACCTAAAGTTATTGTAGCTCTTTGCTGTGATAAAGATAATGATGTTGAAGTTCCAGCTCCATCTGTTACTGCTTCAACTGTGTCAGCACCAACGGATCCCGTTACAGATAGTAAGCCCGTATAAGTTGATGCGATTGTATTTCCTGTTAAAGTTGCCATAATTTTTTACCTTAAGTTTTCCCAACGAGCATTGGTTGATTCATAACTCGCTCTTAAAAATTGCCATTTCCTTGAAAGTCTTGCTACTAATTGTATTGTTCTACTTATCATTTAGCAAAACCTTGTCCATTTACAGTTGTTCCATTTGTAGCACTTGCTTTAAACTGTAGTCTTAAATATTTAAAAAATGAAGTTCCAGATATTAAACCACTAGCTCCTGTAGCTATGGTTACTTCCGCCATATCGTCGTCAACCCAATTTGAGTTATCATTAGAACCTTGTACTTTTAGTATGCAGTTATCAGTGCTTGTAATTTGTATAACGTAGCTAAAAATACCTTGATTATCTGTAGTTAAATTAGAGCCAGTTAAAGCCGCATAACTTGTAGCGCTTCTGGTTTGATTAGATATTGTAGCAGAATTAGTAGGCATAGAAGTTACATCTACATCCCCAATATCTACGCCACTATTAGCTGCTAGCTTACCAATCGCATTTGAACCAGCTGGTAGGGAGGCAACAACGTCTACTTGCATTTCTGTACCACTAATAGCATTATCAATAGTTTCTACAGCTGTTTTAATTGCTCCTGTATCTGCATCTATCGTAGTAAGTAAAGCTTCGTTTGCTGCGTGGTCTACGTTAGCCGCAGTCAACAACACTTCAACAGCTGCTGCATCAGTTTCAATAGCTGTTAGTGTAGTTTCTAATGTATCTAGCTTAGTATTGCTAGATGTAATTAAAGTTTCTAAACCATCAACATGACCAATGATAGTAGATTGATTTGCTGCTGTTGCCGCTCCACTTGGTAAAGCAGACGACATAGCATCTACTTGTAAATGCCCATCACTATCTACTAAAGGAACATAACTAGTACCACTACCAGCTTTGTTCGTATTAGCAAAAATTAACATACTGTCTTCGGCTTTATCAGTATGCACTTCTACAGTTATATCAGACCCTTCGGTCTTAAGAGTTACGTTATCTATATCTACTTTTAACGCATCTTCGCCTGAGTTTAAAACTTTGTTTAATACTTCTTTACTTTGATATTTTGGAAAAGCCATAATATACTCCTAATCCTCCGCCACCGCCTCTAGGGCTATCTTAAATCTGCTGGCATAATTCTTCTTGGGGCGCCAGTCTTATCCCGTTTTTTCATACCATATTTTCTAATAGCTTCATTCCATTTTCCTTCGTGCGACCTTGCCATGCTCATTGCTACAGCAGATGCATTTCCATCTATAGATATTCCAGCTTTATCTTGGTATAATCTAAATTTTACATAATCTATTAATGATGAGTGCATACTATTATCTATGTCTGGAGTATCTGTAATTTCTGTTACAGCATTAGGCTCTCCAGAATAATGTATTAACACACCATTCGTTACTGCTTCATTGATAGGTTTATAATCACCTAATCTTTGATGGATGGTATCATTATCAGAACCATCCGTTGTTACTATTGCTAAATGGTCTCCAGTAATAAACCAAGCAATAAAATCTTCTGGGTTGTTATAACTACTTGCCATTAGTCTATATCCATCGTTTGTATTTCATTATTTAATAATCTAGGTATCTTTACGTAATCACCTTTTGAATCCATAAAGTCACACCTATAAACTTTATTTATCTCCACTCCAGCATTAGTATCGCTCAATGTGTACCATTGTTGGTCTGCAACTGTAGTAAGTTTAGCGTATTCTATTTTAGTATTGTACTTACCTAGTTCAACCAAACCTTCATTTATTAAGTTCATAATGTAGTTCTCTGGTGCGGTTGGAAAAGCCTGCCTTACTCTAGATATAATTTTTTTAACCGTTAAGCTATGTACTGCATCCGTTATTGCCATTAGTCAGAATCCTTTCCTAGCAACCCTATTTGTTTCCATGTTCTCGTTTCATCTTCCCAATTATTTACAGTCATATCATTCCAAGAACCTGGAACTATAAAAGTTACAGATGTTGGTAAAGTAAAACCAGTCCAAGACGGTGATGTGTTCAAAGCAACACCAGTCCAAGAGGGAGATGTGTTTAAAGCAACCTGAGTAAAAGATGGAGAGCTATTTAAAGTAACAGCAGTCCAGCTTGGTGAAGAGTTTAAAGCTACGCTAGTTAGTGCCATTATCCACCCCTCACTATTTGTATACCTTTGTCATAATCAGCTTGTAATTTTGCTTGTTGCTTTTCCATCCAAGAATATTCTGTGCTTAATACATTAAGCCTAGCTTGAGCTTCGTTGCTGTAAGCTTGTGCGATATTTAACTTTGATTGTATTTGCGAAAGGTAAGCATTAGCAGTTCCTATAAAACCTTGTGCTGTGTTAATAAATGCAGAAGCAGTACCTAGATATCCTTGAGCTACATTCCCATAGCCTCCAGCAGTTCCCAAGAATCCTTGAGCTACTGATACCTGCGCCTGAACTTGATTCACTCTGGCTGATACTTCGTTTACATACCCTGAAGCTTCTCCCAAGCTACCTTGAGCTTCACTTAAAAACCCATTACCAGCGTTTACGTGAGATGACGCTAGTTCTACATCTTCTGCCGTATTAGCTGTCACCGCACTATCAAATTGTGTGTTTGCTAAAGTTACTGCTGTATTAACTCTATCAACAGCTGTATTTATTGCAGTAGTTGCTGTATCTATACCTGAGTCTACTAATACTAAAGCCTCATCTAATTCTGCGTTGGATAAATCAACCTCTGCATTCATTAAATCTACTTCTGTATTAGCTAATGCAACTTCAGCTGTAGCTTTATCTATCTCTGCATTTGCTAATCCTATCTCAGTAGCAGCACTGTCTGCAATAGCAAGAGTTTCATCTATTTCAGTATTTATAGCAGTTAAAGCTGTAGTTATATCTGTGTTACCAGATTTTGCCGCTAGTGCATTTTGCAATGATTTTATCGCAGCATATATTGGAACTAAATATTCAGCTTCATCTGGAAATTTAGCTATGCCACTATTTCCATCGGTGTAAGCAACGGTTGGATAAGCTAATGCTTGAACGTGAGCGTTTTGTGAATTAGATGGTTCTGGTACTACAGATAAAAGATTGTTAGCAATATAGTAAACAGGGTCTGTTGTAGTTGCTGCCATCATATCATCAGAATCTCTAACCCTACCTTGTAATTCAGCTGGTACAACACGACATGGTTGATTTATAGTTCCATCATCTCTCGTAACTGCAAATACTTCAGAGCCAGCAACAGTATAATTAGTAGAGCTACCATTTAATTCGTTAGAAGTGGTAAATAATCTTTTCTTTGAGTC